AAGAATTTGCAGAGTTTAGACCATACACTGTTACTAGTGGTTTAGCTAACATAGCTACTACGCCTGAAGGTGGCTTTGGTATTACAGTGTCTCCGGAGCAACAAGCTGCACAACAGCAACTACAGCAACAGGGTACAGGGTTGTTTGGTCAGGTAGGTGCAGATCCTTCTACAGCACAAGCACAGCTATATGAGCAGATGAGAGCCGTACAGCGTCCTGAAGAGGAACGTCAGCGTCTAGCATTGGAAGAGCGTATGCTGTCACAAGGCCGCTTAGGGTTGTCCTCTGCCGCCTACGGTGGTGCTTCCCCTGAGTTACTAGCTCAAGAGACTGCACGACAGGAAGCTATGGCACGAGCTAACTTAGGTGCTAGACAGCAAGCAATGGCTGAACAGTCACAAGCTGCTCAACTAGGCGGTATGTTACAGGCCGCAGGTTATCAACCACAACAACAAGCATTGTCTATGTTGACGGCTAGTCAAGTTCCTGCAGGATTCGCAGACGTTGGTCGCAGAACTGGTACAGAGTTGGCTGCACAGCTAGGCTTAGGTGGGTTAGAGTCTAGGCTACAGGCTGAAGATTTAGCTAATCGTCTACAGCTACAGCAAGGCCAAGGTGTTCTTGAGGCGTTGATGGGTCAGACAGTATCGCCTCTACAGCAAGCACAGATAGCTGAGATTTACGCAAACATAGGGATGGAGCCTCCTAGCACAGGCGGCTTCCTTGGGTCAATATTTGACTACTTTAACCAAGGAACTCCGTTAAATCCTCAAGGAAACCCTGAAAGCGCAGTTATTGACGCTATTTACGATAATATCGCATAAGGAGTATAAACAATGGCTAGACAAGACATAGCAGGACTCCTTACGGGGATAAGTAGTACACAAAGACCTAACCCTAACGCTAGTGCGGCAGATTGGCGTATGCAGTTTGGACAGCAACAAGCAGGAAGACTAGGCTCTGCTGTTAGAGGAGTGCAGAGTGGTTTACTAGGCGGTGCGCCAGTAGCTACTCCACAAGAAGCAATGCAGATGGGGTTAGGTAAACTAGACTTAGGCACAGTAGAAGGTCTATCTTCATTGGCTAGAGTGCAACAGCTTAGTGGCGACATAGCAGGTGCTGCACAGACTGCGGCCAGGATTAAGCAGATGCAGGAGCAAGAGAGCAAAGCTGAAGCGGCAGGTTTAAGGGCTTCTTCAATGTCTCAAGCATTAGAAGCAGCAGGACATGGAGACTTGGCTAGGCAGGTTGAGTTAGGAGACACTGACGCTTACAAAAGAGGATTAGAGTTAATTTCCCCAGAAAAAGGAAAAACATCTATTGAAGACATAGTAGACCCGACAACAGGAGTTACTCACAAGGTTGTATTAAGTGCTGATGGAACAGTATTACGCACTGTAGGTGTTAGTAAAATGCCTGAATTAAAAAGTGTAACTTTACCAAATGGTCAAATTGTTTGGGAAAACAAAGCTACAGGGACAAGAGGCGAACCTCAAGACACTCCAGAAGCTGCGGATCAAGAAAGAGACAGAGTAGACAAACTATATTCTGATTTAGCGGCTGTAGATAATGTTCTGGTTACTGTGTCAGAAGCTAAAAAACTAGCTGAAGACGAATCCATGACTACAGGTGTTTTTTATAACTTAGCTTCTATGCCTTTTGCTACAGATGCTAGAACTTTACAAACAAAAATAACAACACTACAGTCTACACTAGCATTTGATAGACTACAGAAGATGCGTGACGAGTCTAAAACAGGCGGTGCTTTAGGGCAAGTTAGTAACATTGAACTACAGCTATTACAATCTGCTTTGACTGCTTTAGACCCTATAGTTGGAGAAGAAGAGTTTACAAAACAGTTAGACAAAGTACAGAAACACTACACTAACTTTAAAAAGGCTTTACTAGGAGAGCCTCTTGATATTGATTGGTCAAGACCTGAATATAAAGGTAAGACAACTGTTGTTGATGGTGTTAGGTACATGGTAGATCCCGCAGACCCTACAAAAGTATTTGCCATAGGTAAAGAATAATGAGTGCATACACAGCCGTAACTGATCCTGAAATCTTAGCTAAAGTTCAGAAAAGTCTTGTTTCCGAACAGGCTGACTTAACTAAATCAACTGAGGTTACAGACCCTGTATTGTTTCAACAAATACAAGACCAGTTAAAAAAAGATTTAGAGACTAAAGAAGAAGTCGATATAATCACTGAAAAAACAGAAGAGCCTGGTGCTTTAGGGCAGTTTGTTGAAGGTCTTGGTGAGCGTTTAGGCGGTCGTGTTCAAACAATGCAGGAAATATCTGAAAAGTCTGGAGGATTCTCTGTAGGCGCTGACGGTAAGCCTGTCTATAACCCGCCTGAACAGCTTGGTTTTATTACAGATATACAGTCTGCGGGTCAAGTTGCAGGAGGTGTATGGGACGCTTTAGGAGAAACTCTTGTATTAGGCGCTAAAGGCATTTCTTTTATTACTCCAGAATTTATCAAAGGGCCAGTTAAGCAAGGTTGGCAATCTGGTGTAGACCTTATAATGAATAGCGAGAAAGGCGTAGAGGCTCTTCAGGCTGTTGAAAAAGGTGCTGAATCTTATGCGTCTTGGAAAAAAGACAATCCGGAATCTGCCTTGACTTTAGAAAGTGTAGTTAATATTGCTTTGTTGGTTTCTCCAGTTAAAGGTGGTAGAGCCACTAAAGGAAATCCTGAGTTTGTCGGCCCTACTAAGCCTCCTGTAGTTGAAAGAGCAGGACAAGCTATGATAGATGCTTCAGGCAAGCAAGTAACAGACAGAAGCACTAAGAAGGCTATTGATCTAATAGTACCTAAAGCGGGAGTACCTGAGCAAACTAGAGAAGTTTCTAGGCTAGGTTTTAAGTACAATGTAGTAACTCCTACAGCACAGGAACAAAGAATAGTAGATACTGTTGCTAAGTTGAAGATACCGCAGACTGCTTCTAGTCAAAGAAGTTTAAATCTTATTGACGATGCGATTGAGGCAGAAGCTAAGATACTAGAAAAGCAAGTAGCAGCATCTAAAGAAGCTATACCATTAACAGAGTCTTTTAAGCTATTAGATGATGTAGCCGCTAACACTAAAGCTACAGATGCTTTTGTTGCTACTAACCAACTTGGTAAAATGGTAGATGATGTTGTTGTTAAAGCTAAGTCTTTATTAGAGAACAACCCACAAACGCCATTAGGAGTTTTAAAGACGAGGAAGGAATTAGACGCTTATGTTAAGTCTTATAAAGCTAACAAAAGTGCTTTCCCTAACCAAGACAATGTAGAAACAGCTTTGTCTATTGCTTTAAGAGATGTCAGAACTGCTTTAAACACTAAGGTTGCTGAGACAGCCCCTAAAGCTAATGTACTAGCTAGGCTTGAAAAACAAAGTAATCTCTACAGAGCAAGAGTCCCTGTAATAGAGAAAGCTAAAGCAGACGCTTCTAACTCTCTAGGCAGACTCTGGCAAAACACTACAGGTGTGACAGGCGTTCGTATGCCTTCTACTCCCTTAGCTATTGGTGTTACTGGCGCTGCTCTTGCAGGTTGGCTTCCCGCAATCATAGGAGGCGTGGGTGTAGGCATAGCAGGTAGAGGCATTTACAGAGGGGCTATTTCACCCGAACTTAAAAAGTTTCTAGGACAGTCTTTAATAGCTTCTTCTAAAGCGTTAAAGCAAGCTAAAAATCCAGAAACAATAAAGCAACTAAGAGCAGACAGAGCATTAATAATAGAGTTATTGAAGAACACTAAAGTAGAAGAAGAACAGCAGTAACAAAAAAGCCCTATGCAGTCATCTACATAGGGCTTTTTAGTACCTACAACATTTACACTATCTCACATGCACCACCTACACAGGCCAACTCCTGGCTACCTGTTGTGTTGTCATCCTGCTCAAACTGTTCCAGAGCAGACCAGTCTACACTCACTGGCATAGCCGCTAGTAACTCCTCATACTTCTCAGCGTCTATGTCCTCATACGGAGCTTGTTGATATACATGATCGCTATACGGCAACAGACTAATACCACTACACAGATCAAAGTTATCCCATATCCACTGTGCAACTTCCAAGAACTCATCGTCTGTATAATAAACAGTAATGCTTGGTTTATGTTCACACCAATGGTTCTGGTAGGCTTTCCACAGCTTTAACTGCTCCATAGCACCTACCTGCTTAACTGTGGTGCAACCTTGTGGAGACTCGACAGGAAAGCTGAATACCAGTGACGCTTGGCTCATCAAGTCTTGCTCTACTGGGAATCCCACTGTTTGCATAAACTGTGCAAGTGGGTCTTTCTTGTCACTACGTACTCTGCGAATGTAATGCTCAGAGAAGCGAGGATGGATGCCACTAGCAGAGTCGACAAGCTGAGATACAGTACCGCTTGGCTTAACACATGTAATAGCCGCAGACTGATTAATGCCAAGTTTAGTCGCCCACTTCTCGTTAGTTTTAACAGCAACGTCACGTATCTGTTCAAGCCACTTCTCCAAGTCAGGTGAGTCTCCTTTACTCAACAGGTAGTGATCCATAATACCTGTCATGCTCACGCCTAGCAACGCCTCCTCTTCCGTATTTCTCTTCCATACATTCCGTAAATAGCGGAAGTCTGTCAACGTAGCCTGTAGTGTACCAATGATAGCCGCTACCTCTGCCTTCTTCTTCAGCGTGTCTAGGTCATCTTCAGGACGTACTACAATCTCTGACAGGTTACAGAACTGATTACTGCGTAGGATGATTTCAGAGCAAGGGTTAGTACCAAAGTCCTGCTCAGGGTCACGCCTACCGTTACGTGCAGCAATCTTCTGAGCAGCTACTCGACTGAAGATACCACGCTCTCCTGCCTTGCTCTCGTACATGTTCTGCATCTCTGCCAGGAAACTCTCAAAGTCTGGCTTCTCAGTGTACGCCACAGAGTTGTTAGCAAGCCTACGCTGTCCTTCTGTGTCCCACCAGTTGCCATTTTTAGCCTTAGCCATGCGTGGATCTGACAAGTTGGACAGGCTAATCAGGGCTGACCTACGCACACCACCAACAACTACAATGTCAGCAATCTTACAGCACACATCGTGGCACTCAAGGGAGGTTAGCTTGCGTCCTGCTGACTTCTGGAATATGCCTACACAGAAGTGAAACAGATCATCAAGAGGCTCAGGGCCACTAGCGCGTCCACCGAATGTCTTTAGCCTAGCACCAGACTCTCGTATCTTGCTCATGTCCCACTTAGGTATCTTCCCTGCGTACAGCAGACTAATTAGCTCACGGAACGCAGAAGCCCAACCTATCTTGCTGTCAGCTACGACAATGGTGCTGTCGCTAGGATGGAACTCTTCAGCAACGATGGGTAGCTTGTTAATGAAGTTACGCTCAACGCTGAAGCCTACGCCTGTACCACACATCAGAACATACATCAACTCGTCAAAGCTACGTGGTGAGTCAATGTGCAGGTAGCTACAGTTAAACCCTGCTACGTTGTCTTTAGCCAGTGCAGCCCCTGCTGTCATCATACAGCGCATAGAAGGCATCACATCAAGGTGTAGGATAGCTTCTTTGAGTAGGTTATAGTCTTTACCTTTTAGCTGTCCACGTTCTTTAAAGAAGTCTACATAGCGTGTGACTGTCTCTTCCCAAGTCTCTCGTCTACCTTCCTCTGGTAACCAACGAGCGTACCTGCTCTTGTGTATAAACTGCTGATACTGATCCACTAGTTATTCTCCTCTGTTACCATTGCTGTTAGTTTGTTTAAGTACCAACCTGCCTTCTGTAAGTCCTGTACCTGCTTACCCTTGTAGTCATAACGCCACAGATACTTCATGCAGTTGCCCTTGAGATATCCTTTGAATGCAACACTGGACATGGACTCCTCTATTGCATCAATACACTCTATGTTGCCTGTGTTGTAGTGGCTAGGGTTATTTACTGGGTCTATCTCTGCCGCTTCTTCTTCAGCAGGTTTAGTCCAATGCTCTAGTCCTGTCTTCTGTACTTTCTCGTTGTGGTTCTTAGCCACTCTGTCCCACTCAGCGGGGCTTACGTCATTGAGTCTCATGTTTAAAATCCTCTGCTAATTCTTCAAATCTGTCATTGATGCGGTCACTAAACTTGTTGACTAACTCTTCTGAGCTTATATCTAATATCTCTATGATTGTTAGCTCGTCTAGCATCGACATCTTCTCTAGTAGTTCATAGTAGGTTAGAGGCATCCTAGTCTCCGTACTTCTCTCTCAAGTAGTTTATACTAACAGGTAGCTCATCACAACCACCGTTTTTAACCTCATTGAGCATCCATATCCCTGACCAACTTCCATTAGTCTGTGGGTTAAGGTAGTCCTCATCGTGCTGATAGAAGATGCCAGAGAACAGTCCTAGCATGTTAGTGCCATCAGCCTTTCTAGCATAGGCAATGTCCCTGTCCTGTACGTGTCCCATCACACACGACATATACTTCTTCTGTAGCATCAGCTTTGCACTGCTTACTGGTCTACCCATAACACCACTGGTGAAGTAGTGGGCATAGGCTATGTCGTCAATGATGACAGGCTCCAGGAATGGATACACTTCCCAACCAAACTGTTCTAGCTGAAAGTCTTTGTAGCTAATTAAACCGTCTAGCTTAGGGTCTGCATTGGTTGCTCTTTCTATACGGTTCTCATGGTTACCTAGAGTGAACACTAGTCTAGGATTCCATCGCTTGTCTTTGTTGCGTATCAGGCGGTTCTGCTCATCCTTGATAGGACGCATGAACATCTCCATAGCAGCAACACCTGCTTCTATGTCGTTGGTGTAGCGTCTGCCTTCAAAGCTACGAGTGCCTACATCGTATGATGAGAGACTAGGTAGATCAAACCAGTCACCTATCATCACAATAACGTCAGGCTTCTTGTCTACAGCGTACTGCCCTGCCCATCGTAGATGCTCTATAGACTGATCTGGCTTTACTTGCGTGTCTGGTATTACTAAATGTTTAGTCATTAAAAGATTCCTCTGCTAAATACCACGTAACACACTTTCTGTTGCATGAACTACATACACGAGCTAGTCCTTGCTTGGCTAGCCCTAAGTTTTTTAAATCAGGCAATCGTCTGCTGAATATCTGACGCTGTTGATACATATCTCCCTCAGACAAATCAGCCAGTTCTCTGCTTGTCAGTCCTTGATTATCAACTAAAATGTCATACACCATCGCTCTTTGTGTATCCATAGCACCAGAACTAAACATCTGTTGTGCTGCTAATTTACTTGTTTCAGGGTCAGTTTGTCTGTAAAACATCTCTACTTGGTTCATTTTTTACGCCTCTTACGTTCTGCGTTAGTCTTTGCAGTGTGGCACTTGTGACACAGTACTTGATACCCTTCAGCTTCTATGAACATTCTTTCAATGTAGGTGTTCCAATCTACAAAGCCTACTTCTGGATCTACTACTGGATCTATGTGATCTACTGCTGCGTTATTACGTCTACGCTTCTTTCCTTCTAGCGGTGGTAGTGTAGCGGGAGAGCCTTTGCCGCATTTGGCACACTTGTAAACTCCCCTAGCTACTCTAGCCGCTGACTTAACA